GATAAAAGATTACGCCAAATCGGTAGGCTGGACAGACCAAGAGTTGTCGCAGGTGTACGACCACCGCGCCGTCCTGACTCTGTATCGGGCTATGCAATACGAAAAATTGCAGAAGTCAAAACCTGCCATCTCCAAAAGAGTGGCAGAGGCTCCCAAGTCATTAGCACCTGGGGTCGGCTCTCAGCGCCTTGATAAGGACGGAGAGGCGGTCAAGAGATTGACCAAACAACTTAAACAGACGGGTCGCCCGCGAGACGCGGCGGCTCTATTTGAACGATTCCTCTAAGGAGATTAGAAAATGGCAGTCCCATCAAATACCTACCTGCGGTACACCTCGATTGGTGTCCGCGAAGACTTAGCAAACGTCATTTATGACATCAGCCCCACAGACACGCCTATCATGTCGTCCATCGGCAAGTCCAAGGCTACCCAGACCAACCACGAGTGGCAGACCGACGCATTGGCCGCCGCTACGACTGCTAACGCCCTGATTGAGGGTGATGACGCAGCCGCTTCCTCGTTGGCTCCCACGACCCGTGTTGGCAACTTCACGCAAATCGTTGGTAAGACCGTTCAGGTTTCGGGCACGCTTGAGGCAGTAGACAAGGCTGGCCGTAAGTCTGAGAAGGCTTACCAGTTGGCTAAAGCCGCTTCTGAAATCAAGCGCGACATCGAGACAATCATCACGGCTAACCAAGCCAAGACCAACGGTACGGCCACTTCTGGTGCGCGTAAGCTGGGTTCACTCCTTTCTTACATCACCAGCAACGTATCCAAGGGTTCGGCTGGTACAAACCCGACAGGTGACGGTTCTGACATCCGTTCAGACACCACAACCCGTACCTTCCTTGAGTCGATGCTGCAAAGCGTTGCACAGGAAATCTTCTCCGACGGCGGCACACCAAAGATTTTGGTTGTTCCTCCAGGCTTGAAGGCAACTGTGTCTGGCTTTACCGGCGTTGCTGCACAGCGTTATGTGACCGGCGCAGAACCCACAACTATCGTTGCCGCAGCAGGTGCTTACCTCTCGGACTTCGGCCTCATCAGCATCGTTCCTGACCGCTTCATGCGGACAACCGATGCCCTGATGCTTGACCCCGAGTACGCAGCACTCGCGTACCTGCGTCCTTTCCAGACGAACGACTTGGCCCGTACCGGCGACTCTGACAAGACTCAGATTCTTGCCGAACTGACCCTCGAAGTTCGTAACGAGAAAGCACACGGCGGTATCTTTGACATCAAAGCAGCGTAACTTGTGATAGAATCGGCGGTGGGTAATTCCCACCGTCGGTTTTACGGGGTAAATATGCAAAAGCTGGCTGAAGAATTAACGATAGAAGGAAAGCGTACTTGGTTTGCGGACGAAGATGGCGGGCTTGTCATCAGGGACGAACAAAACGTCGCACCAATCCTAGAGGCTAACAAGGCTTCTTATAACCAAACAGATGAACGCGCACGCTGGGGTGATGGTGCGCGGGTAGCGGAGATTCCCAATTCGGTCATTGCAGACCTGAATGTGAAGGGAATTATGAGGGGGTTCGCGGTGGTAGACCAGAAACGAATGAAAGCCTTTCTGAACGACCCGGAGAACCGTTTTTTACGGACGAGACCGGGGAGGATTTAGTGGGCAAGGTTCACGACAAGATTAAAGCAAAGCAGCAAAAAGCACCGTGGGAAGATAAGAAAGTCGCCATTTGTATCCCTTCTCGTGGAGAGATGGAGATAGGAACGGCGTTTGACTTGGCGGTGATGTGTGCCTACGACGCACGCAACCGTAGCGGACACCAGGCGGTGTACACGGTAGCGGGAACCCTGATATTTGACCAGCGAGAGAAGCTGGCGGCAGAGGCCATAAAAGAAGGCGCTGACTACATTCTGTGGATTGACGCAGATATGCGGTTTCCGAAGAACACGATAGAGGTACTGCTCGCGCACGACAAGCCCATCGTTGGGGTGAACGCTACAACGAGAACCTCGCCGGTAAGACCTACGGCAAAGAACCTAGAGATAGACTTTGAGAAGAAAGAGAATCATTGGATTCCAATCGTCTCTAAAGACAAGACCCACCTAGAGTGTGTGACCGCGATTGGTTGCGGGGTGATGATGGTCAAGCGGGAGGTGTTTGAGAACACGCCGAGACCTTGGTTCTGGTTCGAGAAGATACCTGGCGACAAGTTGCTAGGCGAGGATGTGTACTTCTGCATCAAGGCAAAGGACGCAGGATTCGATACTTATTTAGACCACAACCTGTCCAACGCAATTGGGCACGTTGGGTCTTACACATATTCGTGGGCAGATTTTCCAACAGAAAGTAAATAAAAAATGGGGTCGAATTTTTATGTTTATGAACACATAAAAGCCGACACAAAAGAAATTTTTTATGTTGGGAAGGGTTGCGGCAAAAGAGCCAAAACTAAAAGTTATAGAAACAAGTATTGGCATAACATTGTCAACAAACACGGTTTTGAAGTTCGGTTTCTGGCAAAAAACGTAGATGAAGAATTTGCTTTTTTGATTGAGCAAGAAAGAATTGACCAGCTAAAAAGAATTGGTGTAAAGATTTGTAACCTAACAGATGGCGGCGAAGGGTCGTCTGGTTTGGTTATGCCAGAATCCGCAAAACAAACAATTTCGGCGATTCACAAAGGCAAAACAATTTCAGAAGAACAACGTACAAAAACTTCTGAATTTATGAAAAAGGTTGAAAGAACACCCGAATGGGTTGAAAAAGTTGCCGCCGCCAAAAGAAAGCCGGTTATGTGTTGCGAAACTGGCGTAATTTATAAAAGCAATTCCGAGGCTGAAGAAAAGACCGGAATAAATCGCGTATCAATAAAAAATGTTTGCAACGGCTGGAATAAAACCGCCGGTGGCTACAAGTGGAGATTTGTTAAATGAGTTTATCTACATATTCCGACCTCCAGACATCGGTAGCGAACTACCTCGGACGGAGTGACCTTACCAGCCAGATTCCCGACTTTATCAGCCTAGCGGAGTTGCGCCTATGCCGCGACATTCGTACCCGCAGGATGCTGAAAACGGCCACGGCAAATATGACCGTGAACGACCCGACGGTAGGACTGCCAAGCGACTTTCTGTCCATCCGTGACGTGTTTATTCAGGGGCTTCCGAGAACGGTAGTCTCTTATGTGTCCCCAAGCATTTTCTCTAGCAACGCACGCGCAGACCAGATTGGACTGCCGGTGTTCTACACCATGCGGGGCAACGAATTAGAGTTTGCGCCAAAGCCCGATAGTGCCTACGTCTTGCAGATGCTTTACTACTTCAAGCCCGTGGTGCTGTCGTCAGGCAATACTAGCAACGAGTTCTTGGCTAACTACCCAGACGCTCTGCTCTACGCCTCCCTCTTAGAGGCAGAGCCGTACCTTATGAACGACCCGCGTACACAAACGTGGTCGAGTCTGTACAACCAAGCAATTGCACGAATCAACACCTCCGACGAGGAGAGTGAGTTTTCTGGTGTTCCCTTAGTTATGACCGTTACAACGAGGTAATCAAATGGCAGAATTTAGCGATTATTTAGAGAACAAAGTCCTAGACCACGTTCTCCGCAATACATCTTACACGTCACCCACGACGGTGTACGTTGGGCTTTACACATCTAACCCGACAGATACCAATTCGGGTACGGAAGTAACTGGCGGCTCCTATGCCCGCCAAGCCCTGTCCGTGACCACGGCTTCCAACGGAATCGTTACCTCTAGCGCAGACGTTACGTTCCCGCAATGTACGGCTTCGTGGGGCTCTGTTGGGTTCATAGGTATTTTGGACGCTATTACTAGCGGCAATTTGCTTATGCACACAGCCTTGACGACTGCTAAGACAATCGACACGGGCGACATTCTCAAGATTACCTCTGGCAACCTGACCGTTACGCTGGACTAAATGGCATTACTGACCCTTGAAGAACTAGACCGCTTCGGGAGTCTTGATTCATTACCGTTCTCGCTAGACTCGAACTGGATGGACTGCGGGATTCAAGGCCCGTACACGCTAGAAGAACTAGACTACTTTAGCACCAGCATTGACGCGCTAGCGTTTAGTCTGGATAGCCCAATCTGGACTTCTGCCGAC